TAAAGGAGATTAATCTCCTTCCATCAAAGCACAAGCACGCAAAACTAATTCTGTAATTGTTTCATAAACGTAGTCATGGATAGGACTGCTATCAAAATCCCCATGGTCTACTTCATAACTAAAACCCATAGCGTGCTCAAAAGGCAACACAATCAAAATACCTAGATTGTTCTCATTCCAAGAAGCATGAGAACCATTATCTATCTCTAAAGAACGAGAAGCCGTTTTAAGACTTTCATATATTTCACGTGCGATCTCATCACCTTCAGCTAATTCCCATTCTTCAAATGCTTCAGCGTACGCTTCATCGTCCATACCATTAACCTACTAGAGAACCAGATTCAGAGTCGCCTACACGTGTAGCAGCAATCGCTTTACCAACACAAATAAGCGCAGCAACTGCACCCACCTTCAAAGCATCAACAAAAGCAGGCCCAGGGATAGCCATAGCAGCTACCCAAGCCTGAGCAAACGTAGAAATTGCTCTCTCTACAGTATCTTTAGCAAAGTTCATGTTAAACAAGGTAACTCCTTAAACAGTCCACAAGTAACGCCAGGTCACAGGACCCACTCTACCATCGACCTTGATTGGGTACATAGACTGAAACTCGCGTACTGCTTTTTCAGTTAAACGTCCGTAAGCCCCGTCACATACAAGCTCAGCGTTGATACGTTTATTTAAACGTATCTGCAACGTAATTACGTTCTTGCCTTTAGAGCCACGATGCAAAGGCTTACGTCTAAAATCGGCACTCAAAGACTCCATATCCTCGAGTTGGATCTGCAAATCAAGAGAGTTAGGGGTTTCCTTAAGAGGCATACCAGATTTAATCCACTCTGCCAACATATCGCCAGGGCAATAAGTTGTGCCGAAATCCCTATGGCATTTGACCCACAAATGGTCACCATATTCTTCGCGCAAGCCATCTACAACACTTAAGATAGCCACCTTCCCTTTCTCAGTGAGATCATCACCTGAACCAATATAAGAAATCGAAGTAGTTTTAGAATTATGTCCCTTAGTAGCAGCGCCCTGTTTCCAACCTCTTCCCTCAAATATTTCGCCAGTCTCACCAGAAACAAGCCAATTGTATGCGATAGATTTCCAGCCACGAGTCTTCACATGATACTTATCATGCTGTTTGATCCGTTGCCACGGATCAACACCAGAACCAGTGGTGTGGTGAACTATAACTCCTTCCAAAGACCTCTTAAACGTAGACAAAGCCTTCCCAGAGTCCAAAGCCCCCCACTCATCCCTAGAAATGTATTTCATACCTACAGTCCTCACTGTCCCTGACGTTCACGCTCTTTAACAATTGTTCTACCCAATTTTTTGTCAGCATTGTAACTTCTTAGAGCTTCATAACGCATCGATTCAAATGTTTTCATTTTTTCTTCAGATGGAATTGTTCTAATACCAGTTCCAGTTCCCCAACTAATCCAAGCACTAATAAGACTCAACTGTTTACTTTCCTCATCTGGTCGAAGTCTTCGAGCCACATTCAATGGCGGCGCTAACTGAGCCAACATATAGTAATCACTATCTACCATAAAATATTTATCAGACACAGGATCATATTGAATCTTTCCAAAATCACCAGCATTTTTAAGCAAAGGCATTAAACCAGGTATTTTCGCAAACCAATCAGAAACAACTACGTGATCACCACTAAAGTTATATTGTTTCCAAACGTTATAGTTTGTTGCTCTTTCAATAGGAGCTTTAGCTAAAGGGTTCGCTTGAGAAAGTATTGAACTTCCTAACGAAGTAGCAGCACCCACTACTCCTCTATCTCTAGCAATAGATGTATCAAGCTCAAGTAAAGCTTTTATTGGCACATCAGGATTAATACTATAACTACCATTGGTTCCCCTAATAGGAACATAACCCATACGCTTTTGCCAATCAGGCATAAACGTCCAATTATCTTGTTCATCATCAGATATCGCTCTTTGAGCTTTCAAATAATTGTTAAGAATCTTAGGGTTTTTAGCAAAACTTTGAAGCATCAAAGGAATAGCGTGTCTTTGCCAAGTGTAAAAAGAGAACCCTCTTTTAACAAAACCACGTTCATAAGCTGACAAATCATCATAATCAAAATGATATTTATAAATATCATCAAAAGCGATTTGCGTATCGCCAGCGTTCTTAATCATTCTGTCTAAACCTAAAGTGCCACGCAAAATAGTTTCAACTTCTACGTTAATGTTTTTATTCATTTTCAAAACAAAGAAATTAGAACTTAAAGGATTAGCTTTGTTGCTGTACAGATTCTTAGCTGTCTGTTTCGTAGCATCAATATTACTAAAATCTATTGTTTTACCGCCTACACGAGCAGTAGGGCTAGTGAACTCCATCCCAGCTTGAGTTTGCCCAAACGCACCTTCTTCTCTTAAAGTTCTTACATAACTAATGTGTTCTTCAGGTACATTCCCCATTGCTTTAGCAGCTTTTTTTAAACTCGCATGACCAGCTTTTGTTCTAGCTCTATTAGCCGCATTACCAACATTAAGTTGAGCAGGATCTAGATCTCTAGCTCTCAAAACAACGTAAGCTTTTACAAAATCTGAATGCGTTTTGGCTGAAACACCAACCATCGCATTCATATACAAACCGCCATACATGTTTCTTGCAAAAAAACCAGGGCTAGCTAAAAGGTAACCTTTAAAAAGGTTATGAACAGAATCAAAATATGCGCCACCTTTACCAAATTTAAATTTTTGCATATCTTCCCAAGCCATAATACCTTCAACTATTTCTGCTCGTCCTTGGGAACGAGTACCAACAGGACGCATACCTGCTTGAACAGTTTCATTAATAACGTTGTCAAGCTCAGCATTGAATTTAGTACGCACTGGTTTAGTACGAGGCATACTACCTTTAATCTCAAGAACGCTTGCAACTTTATTGAGATGCTCAACAGCATCTTTATACGATTTTATAGTCTTAGGCGACTCAGCAACAGCAGTCAAGATTTCTTCTATCTCATCAAAATCTTTTATTGCTAATATACGTAACTGGTTATCTAAAGCTTCAACGTTAGATAAAACTTCCCCGCTTACATCACTAAAACTTCCATCAGGATAAGACACATCTAGATTTTTAAGCACTTTCATGCTTTCTGTAAATCTCTTAAATCTTAAATCAGCTACTTTTTGAAGCTCTTTATAAACACCAAACTCTAAACCTTTAGCTACAGCATCATTTTGAGCAGCAGTTAAACGTCCAAACATGTCAAAATACTGTTCAGAAATTTGTAAATAATTCCTAGCAGCATCAACTTTCTTTTGAACAAAACTCTCTATTGCATTTTCTGACTGCTTCAACTCAGCCCTTGGCTTGTCCAACATAGCTTTAGCTTTAGTTTCAAAAAAGTTAATATAATCTTTAGCATCAATGAAACCGTTAGTAACAATATCTTCAATCTCAGTAACATCTGTTATCTGACGAACCTGAGTATTAGAACGCAACGTTATAGGGTTAGTCGCAATAACTTTTAAGTTCCCTCTATTGACAGGGCTAAACTTTGCAGGAGTTTGCGCATTAGCATTCGCAACATTATCTAAAGCATCAGGAAGCAAACCTTCTTTATAACCAGACCACGGCACCTCAGCCGTGCTCTGGTGATATGCAACTCCTCCATAACCATCAGCAGCTAAAGAAAGATGATATTGCTCATGGATGCTGTCAAGCAAAGCAGCTTCAGGGCTAAGCGCTTTTTCACTACTACGGCTTTGCCAGTTATAAACTTCTTTTTTCCAATTGCTTGCACCATCAGTAACTCGACTGTAAGCGCCTTTAAATATAGTATCCGCATGTCTAGCAGCACCACGATTAGCTATAGCTTTTTGTACAGCATACGTTTCAGGATTATGATTAGGATTAGTCGCATAAAAATATTTACGAACTTGCATTTCTAAATCATCAACAGGTTTTAAAACATAATTAAATTCGTTAACGTTTGTAGTTTTCAAAACTTTTGCAATGTCATTTGCGGCCATGTCTGCTATATCTTCAAATATCGCCCCTTTTATCATCTCTGCGACATCTTCAAAATTCTCTGGATCTAAAGTTTCCCCCTTCTTATTTAGATAGTCCCCAAGTACAAAAGCATCATCCTCAGGTGTTCCAGGATTTTTTCTATAAAGATTATCTTCAAAATCAAGCTTAGCTAAAACACGAGGATTAGCTTTAAGAATCATCTCACGCCAACCAACAAACTCTAATACTTGCTTAAATAAAGATTGCCCTTCACCAACATTATCAAACAATTTCACAAGTTGAGGAGTTTGCATAATCGCAAGAGTTTCTTTAACCGCAGACGTAGACGCTTGGAAAGGATCAAGATAACTCGAACTACCCCCAGCACCACTAGGATCTAAAGATGGCTTCCCCGTTGGCATTGCACCTCTAGCACCTTTATCGCCAATCCCAGCACCAGCTTGCATCTCAGCATCATTAAAAGCTTGCCAAAGTCTTAAATTAGTATCATCATCCTTAAAAAACCAGTCAGTATAAGGATCTACTTTATTTTTAGGAACTGGAAAATTTCCACTATCATCTGGTCGAACAAACTGAGGCAACCCACCTCTAGCCTTAGGATCAACCAAAGTCACAAGAGCATCTAAAGTCTCGTTATCTAAACGAGACAAAATATCTACCTGTATATCTCCTAAACCATCATCAAAAGCAGTACCAGAAGAAGCAGCATCCCAAGGATAAAGAGGATGATGCAAAGGCAAAGAACTTTGATCAAAATTAGCAGGCAAAAACCCGTAAGGAGTATTCCTTGAATTACCAATAACTTCCAAAGCCGTCAAATACTCATTTAAAGAATTAGCGTTACTATCACCATTCCCACTAACTTTTAACAAAATTTGTTTAGTTGCTTCTTCACGCCAAGGATCTACACCATACGTCTTTATCTTTCCACCACCAGACAAATCCAAAACATAATTCATGTATTCATCAGGATTATTTTGACCATAGCCAGTAGGAGAAATATCTAAATTTAAACCAATACCTTCTACCCAAGCTTGCCTATCAGTAGTACCTGCCCAATCTGTAGTATCTACAGTATTGTTAGCATAAGCAGAACCGCCACCATCTTGAAGCTGATTCCCGCCAGTCTTAGCTAAATAAATAAGGTCTGATCTGTCAGCGGTATCTATAAGGTTTCTGTTTATGTTCATTCTTCCAAGAAGAGATTTTATTAACTCGTCGCTATCATCTGGATAGAATGGCAAACCTGCCATTCCAGCCAATTCTTGAGTACGAACATTTAAATAGTTAGCTAAATATTGAACTTGCTCAGGATTAGCTTCATTTAATCTTCCGCCATGCTGGCGTACAAAGTTTTCCCAACTTCCATATTTAGAACGCAAAGCCAAAACTTGATCAATTTGTTGAATCATTGCTTCGCTAGCTTGTAAACCATTGTTGCCCAAAACAGTTTGATAATTTCCTAAACCACCAACATAATCTTCTGTAAAACCTACAGCCCCATCATTAGATTTAAATCCATTATTAATAAAATCTTGTAAAGTAAAACCTTCAACAGGACCTAAGTTAGGATCAAATTCTTGAGGTGCAACATTGGATGCAGATTGATCTGTATTTGATTCGCTTACAAGACGATCAACTTTTGATTGATCTTCTAGAGACAGTTGTTTTTCTTGAGGTTTTTCTGGACGTTTTTCTTGACGTTTTGCTGCTCTTGCTGCTCTGCTTGCTTCTAGTTTGTTTGAACTTTTTAATGGTTTCCCAAATCTAGTAAAGCCAGGTATATCAAGAACACCGTTCATAGCCTCATCAACTT